CCCTGCGTATACCCCTTCGTTTGAGGTCGACTACACCAAGTGCGGCAGCACCAGCCCGCTGATACAACAAAGCGGCAATACCGTCATTTTTGGCGATTACAACGGAAATTCAGCTTCCGGACGCGTGGTTTCGACCAGTTCTTACAAGAACATCACGAAAATATCCGCAATGGTGGACCTTTCCAAGCTTTCGCAAAACTTTGTTAACGCAAGCTTTTACCTTGTCTCTAACCCCACCAACCCGTCCCTACAACCAAAAGGCGACAACTATTGTGACGCCGGGGGAAGCTGCAGTGAATGGAACTGTCGCGAGATCGATATGCTGGAAACCAACGGCAGCAAAATTACGCAAACAACCATGCACCTTGGCAATGGGGGCGAAAAGGCCGCCCAACGATTCGAGTACAGCTTTGCCCAAACCGCCGACAACAGCTGCTTTAACTACGCCGCCATGCTGGCCAGTCCTACACCCACAAACGGGCTTCACAGTCTTGTGGGCACCATCGATATGTCAAAGCCCTTTCGCATGACAACGGAATTCACCTTAGGTGATAAACCCAGCATGCGAACAACGTTTAACCAAAACAGCAAAAACGTCATCGTCTACGACACCAGCGTCGGGACCGGGGCCGAAGGATCAGGGACCGTGAGCCTAGGTGACCTGAACACCCTCATGGCAAACGGCTGCTGGCTTGTGGCATCCCAATGGCAAGGCTACAGCCCTAAAGGCCCATCATCCGCACCTTGGTGGAATGACACGTGCTCGTGGGGCCTAGAATGCGGCGCAAACAGCTATTGGGGCTTGTCTGACGTTTCTGTAACAGCAGATTAAAAATGCTCGCTGAGATCGCCGCTTTAAATGCATCTTGGGCCATCTTAAAAACAGGCCTACAAAACGGCAAGTCAATCGTCTCTATGGCGACGCAGGCAATCGCCTACTTCGACGCTACAGCGGCGATTGACATAAAAGCGCAAACAGAAGGCAGCTTAAGTGAAGCGTTTTTTGCAAGAGAGCGACAACGTGAAAATGAAGCAGCTCTGCGGGACTTCCTGATCTGGAACGGCACCCCCGGGCAATATGACCGCTTTTTACAGTTCAAAGCAGAAAGAAAACGGGAAAGAGACGCCGCCGCTAAAGAAATCGTAAGAAAAAAGATAAAAAGAAAACAAGCCGTGATGGACACCCTCCTAGCAGGTGCTTGGATTTTGCTAGGTGTTACAGGCATAGCAGTCCTGATCCTGCTTATATGGGTTGTTGTGAAGCTATATCGATAACGCTGCCCAAAATCTCAAGAGAACGGGAGAACGAAGCCCGCTTTCTTGGGAAAAAGCGTGGCATCACGTGCCACGGACCATGGAGCATGGACCACGGACCATGGACGTAATAAAAGTACCCACATAAACCCCTGCATTACACTTCAACGCGTGTTTATAGAGGGACTTCTGAGAAAAAAAAGTGTTTTAGTTTTTTTACTTTGAAAGTACCGTGATAGACGTAATACCGTAATAAGCCTTATGGATAAAGGGTTCTGAGCATACGGCTGTTTATCAAGAGACGTGAGGTGTAATGGTTTCAAGTGATTTGACGGGGTGCGCGCACAGTTCAATTTTTCGTTTTACTTTTTTATTTTTTTCCAGATGTCCCTCTATAGGAACGGCTGCAAAAGAAGCTTTCCCTGCTTTACTTGGGTACTTTATGTGGGTACAATCAGGACTTGGGTACATTTTGGAGCAAGCCATGGCGCTGAGAGATGAGGAAGTCAGATTACCGGGGATCACCCCACGGGAGCACACGGTCCAGCGTAACGTCCTGACCGGACGGGCACGCTATCCGTTCAAGTACATGCTACTGGGGGACTTTTTTGTTCTGACGTCGCAGCGTGATGCAACAGCGTCCCGTGATGCCTTGAAGTCCTTTAATCGTCGCTCAGCAGGTCGCCGCTTTGCTGTTCGCTTACGCCACGAAGGCATTTGGATCTGCAGGAGAATTGCATGACCAAAAAAGACGTCTGGAACGTTCCGCCAGTTATGGGCAATAAACTGCAGCAGCGATTGACCACCAAGGTGGCACCATTGAGCCGACAAAAAACCTTGACCGGGCGCGAATGGAAATTTGTGCAAGAGCTAGTATCAGGTGACGGCGAAGTCACAATGAAAGAAGCCGCGATTCGTGCTGGATATCCTGAAAAATCAGCAAAAACTACTTCGTGGAAGTTGACCAACCCGGAACTCTGCCCGCACGTGGTTTCAGCTATTCAAGAGTACCGTGCTGAACTGAACTCAAAATATGGCACGAACTTCGACCGCCACATGAAGGATATGCAAAAAATCCGCGACGCTGCTCTGCGTGCCGGGGCATATGGTGCTGCGGTGCAGGCTGAGTACCGGCGCGGCCAAGCGTTGGGCACAATATACGTGGAGCGTAAAGAAGTGCGTTTCGGGACCATTGACAGCATGAGCCGCGAAGAGGTGGCCCGCAAGCTTGAAGAAATCAAACGCTTATATGGTGGCCCGCCCCCGCTTGAAATCATTGACATAGGTCCCGATCAGATAAGTGAATCAATTGAATCTGACCCAATTTTTGACGCAAATGAGGTGATCCATGCCGATAAAACCGGAAGCAAACTTGTACAAACGGATTCGGGACAATCTGCAGGACTGCCATCTGACCCGGATAGAGTCAAGGGTAAACCTCGGAATCCCCGATTGTTTGGTAGCGCTGAAAGGTCAAAACCGGTTCGTGACGATGGAATTGAAAGTGGTGAAACGCGGGCGAAAAATCAACCTTAGTCCGCACCAAGTGGCATTTCATGCCAAACATGCTGATATTGGTGTCCCCACTTTTGTAATAGTGCAGTATCATCCGCCGGGAACAACTTCGGCGCATGCTGCTGAGCTGCTGCTTTATGGGGGCGATCAGATTATGGACTTGGTGCACTTGGGGATTGATACGCCGCCGCGTGAACGGTGGCCATTGTCTCGCGTGCTTTGGCACATGTTTCGATTGAAATTAACTGAAAACTAAAATGCTGCCCGAAAAAATAAAAAAGCCGCCGCGTTTGAGCGCATACCGCCGGGCGCAGCTCCCGCTTAAGTATTGCCCGCCGCCGCCCCAAACGGAAGCCGAAGCCCTGCGCGAGCGCTTCGGTTCTTTGAAACGCGTCGCGCGCATGATCCTGCTACACAAAATATTTTCAGGATCTTAAAAATTACTGGTTTTCTCGCCAGAAATTAGTGTACGATACGCGTACCGCTTGGGATTGTCCCAACGGCCATACAGCAGAAAGCGAGAAAATCATGCTAAAAACCGTGAAAATTTCAAGTAACCGCAAAACGGGCCCGATTGCGGTCACGTACCGTTCAGGCGTTCATGAAACTTATGGCACGTGCCCAAAAACTTGCGGGCTGCATCCGAAAAGTGAAACCGGTGCGGCCATGGTTGACGTTGAATATTTAAAAGCCCTGCGCCACGCCGTGCCACGCCGGGGCCAAGCTTGGACGTATTCGCATTTCCCTGCTGAAGCTTTGCCCGTTCATGCCAAGGGGGAGACCGTGATCAATGCCAGCTGTGACACTGCGCCCGAAGCCGTTCGCGCCGTCTCGCTTGGCCGCCCGGCCACTTATGTGGCACCCGCCGACACTGCCGACACTTGGCCGCAAAAAATAAATAACGTTCGTTTTATCCGCTGCCCGGCTGAGACCGTCGACGCGGTCACGTGCATGAGCTGCGGAAACGGTTCGCCATTGTGCGCACGTGGTGACCGTAATTTTGTTGTTGTTTTTGTTGCGCACGGTGCCGGTAAGAAACGCGTGGGAACTGGGACCGGTGGCTGCTATGCTGCAGGCGGTCCAACTGCTATACAGTGGCATGGCACCAAAAAAACCGGCGCGTCAAATGATGCTGAAGCTTTGCGCGCGTTCGCGCATGCCCTGCCTTTTGGGTCAATGCTGCGCCACCACGTGGCCGGTGATATCGGGCGAGAGAATTAATTTTCAGGCGGGGGCTTGACACGTCCCCCGAATTTTGGGTTAGAATCGGAACCGTGCAATCTCGCACACATACAGGAGAATGAAAATGTCACATATGATTGATGAAACCACTGGCCGCGCCGCAATTGCTTTTGCCGGTGAAACCCCATGGCACGGACTGGGCCAAGTGTTGACCCCCGGGGCCAGCATTGACACGTGGACCCGTGAAGCCGGGCTGGCTTACGACGTGCTCGAATCCCCCGTTTTGTATAAGTCCCCCGCCGCCACTGAGCTGCAGGCATGGCCAAACCGCAAGGTACTGCACCGGTCCGACACGGGCGCGCCCTTGGCCGTTGTTTCGGACGGGTAC